TGCAGATCAGGCTCCTCACGCCGGTTCACAGTCCAGCAAGTCGGCTTCTCAAGAGCTCGAAAGAGTAAAGGGGAAGGGCAAGCTGCGGGACAGTGCGCCGGCCGCCGGTTCGTCTACGGCGACAAGCGTCGACTCCGATCGCCGGGGGTCGTTAAATGCGCGGCCAGTGAAAAAGACTCGTCCCACAAGGGCGAGCAACGCGGGGGGGGAGCAGGCAGGAAAGGCCGCTCCTCCGCGTTACAGAAAAAAGGCATTTTTCACGGCCGAATCCGAACGTCGTTCTGACGAGAAGGAATCGGCTGAAGAAGAAGCCGAGACCCAAAAATACATTCATGGGCTCGAAGCCGAGAATTTAGCTTTGTTCCAGAAGCTAGAGGCCTTGGGTTTCGACGAAACAGATTACGACATGGGTCGCAATCTAACTTGGTCCATGCCGACAAGATATGTGGCTGATCATAGCTGCTGCTCCTACATCGGTAGAGTACTTTTCACACCGGTCCAATGGATCACGGGCCGTGGTGGAGAGTGCCTTCGTCTCAGTTGGAGGTACACTCTTTACTTCAACCAAAGTGAATACGAGACGAAAGACAGGCGGGCCGAGTGTTTCATTAAAGGCAAGACGACAATGCGCGGTCGTACTGCAAGGTTCACAATTAAGCCTGTGTGGACTCCAAGCGTGTTCCAGAGCGACGACAGATTCATCACTGATCGTTCCGAATACGAAGCGCAACGGGGGCAGTTTAGTGTGGAACACTTCCTCCAAGCAGCGACAATAAAGTGCCTTGACACTAGTTCTGATCTAACTTTGTCGCAGATGAAGGCCAGGGTTCACGTTGGCCTCATCAACCACACCTCGTCCATGTTCGTTCGTGAGCGTGACTTACTCGATCGTCTCTTGGTTAATACCGAGATGCTCCTCTCTGCTTACTATGTTTATCGCATGACCAAGCGCGAAAATCTGGCTAGCAAGCTCGATCTTGAATGTCTACTCACTCCTTTAAACGAATAGACCACACCTGGTTTCGGGTGGTGTGCGTCGGCTATAGGGTGGGAGAAGTTCCTCTTCCCATGGTTTCCGAAGTAAACAGTTCCTGTAAATTTTCAGAAAGGAGACCACACACTGACCGGGAGGTAAGACACCCGGTCCTTGTGTCCTTGGGTCCTCATTTGGATGGCTTTGCCTGTCCCCATCCAGACCCTGGCCACGTACGTACCACAGGTGTGGGCGTTTGCAAGCGGGCGGCCGCTTACATACCACCCGCAGAACACGAGCTCCTTGAGGAGTTCAAAAATTTTGTATCTTCTGTAATTTTGCCAGAGTTCTCACCTCTTGCCTCAGATGTCGACTTAAGTGTTGAACATTGGCTTGAGCAGACTCACTATCCGCATTGGAGGAAGGAGGAATTACGGGCTGTCCACGAACAATATCCACATTTTGAAGAATGGATGGCCGATTGCAAATGTTTTATGAAGGACGAAGTATATACCGAATGGAAATTCGCGCGTGGGATCTACTCCCGTACAGACGCCTATAAGTGTCTGGTGGGTCCCATTTTCAAGGCTATCGAGAAGGAGGTCTTCAAGTCAGACTGGTTCATCAAGAAGGTTCCGGTTGCTGAAAGACCAGCGTTTATCCTCGAGCGCCTTGGCCGCGAGAGAGGCTGTTACTACGTGACTGACTACACCTCTTTTGAATCCCACTTTACTCCACAATTGATGAAGATTGAGTTCATGTTGTATCAATACATGCTTCAGAGGTTGTCTTGCAAAGAGTGGTTTATGAAGTTGGTCCGTAAAGTGCAAGGTGGCACAAACAAGTGTTCTTTCAAGAAATTCGTATTCACGATACTTGCCACCAGAATGTCTGGCGAAATGTGCACTTCCCTCGGTAACAGTTTCTTTAACATGTGTGTGACTAGGTTCCTGGCTTTCAAAATGGGACTGAAATCATTCACAGGTGTTTTTGAGGGTGATGACGGGCTTTGGACTGGTATTGGCAAAGTAGACCAGTCATTGTTCGAAAAGTTGGGTCTTAGGCTCAAAATGGAAAAACATGAGCACTTGTCTCATGCCAGCTTTTGCGGGTTGGTGTTTGATGAGGAAGACCTGGCGATCATAACTGATCCACGTGTTGAGCTATGCACGATGGGTTGGTGTAAAATGCAGTATTCCGGCGCGAAAGAAAGCAAGCTCCGAAGCCTACTTAGGTGTAAGGCTCTCAGCATGCTCTATCAATACGCTGGTTGTCCCATACTGCAGCCCTTAGCAATTTGGGTTCTTAAAATGACACGTAGTCACGATGTTCGCCATCTGATTAAAGAGTCAAAATATTTCAATGACTACGAAAGGGATTTGTACATCAAGGCCGAACTGGAATGGAAGAGCGGTGCGCTTGTGGAAAGGCGCATTGGCACCAGATCTCGAGCTTTGGTGGCTGAGTTGTATGGCATTCCTGTGCCGTTGCAGATTAGCATCGAAGAGTACATCAACGGTCTCAGCAAGATTCAGCCCCTGCGCATACCCGGCGCTGAGGTGCTTTTTCCACAAGTGTGGAGGGATTACTTTTCCCAATATTCCTTCATGCTAGGGTGCCGTGATCTTTGTTCGATCCCCCCTGGGCCTAGTCCTCTGGCCCCAGAACTTAGTGAACGGATTCCCAGTTGGTTGTTCAACGACTAGGGACCAGTAACAAACCTGGATAAAGACGTGCCGCTCTTGCAATTTCCTGCGGGGGTCGTGAAGCAGACGGCTCTAGTCCT